GTATGGCGATAAAGATGTAGGATTAGGAGATATATCTCTTGCTCCTCTACAGGGCATAGGAGGGCCTAAAGGTAACGAAAGAGGCGTATCAGTCACTAGCAACCGTTTAGTTCAATCAGAATATTCAAGTGCTTTACAGGCTGCTGCTGCACAAGCTGGCGTACCTATAAGCGTTCTTTCTCCTGACGGCGCACAGTACGAACTTAATATAGGACAGTTTGATGACGTTCCCTTAGGAGGATATAAGCAAACTGTAGAACCTTTTGATACTCTTGATAAAGTTGGGATGGTCACTGCCGCTATTCTTGAAGCAGTTTTAATAGCGGGTGTTACAGGAGAAATAACAACAGCTATTACTGCGTTAGCGGGCGGGGTTCAGGCTGCGGGCGGCGCGGTAAAAACAGCTAATGGAGTAATGACATTTTCAGATGCTGCTGCTACGGCAGACCAAACTAAAGACTTTTTAGACACAGCTTCAGACATAGTTTCTATTTATAAAGATGTTTCAACAATTAAGGGAGAGATTGAAACAGTTACTGGTTTAATATCTGAAGTAGCGGGTACAATAGATCCTGACAAAGAAATACCAAAAGACATAATAGTAGAAGAAGAAGTATCTTTAGACGCAGACCCAGACTTAATGGGCGATGCAGAACTTGAAGCAACAACAGTTGTTGAGGAAACTATAGATGATGAAGCTTATACTACTGAAGTTTTACCTACTCCGACAGTAGTTGAAGAAGTAGTACCAATAGATGAAATAAAAACAGATCTTGAACCAATTGATGATACTGTCGTGGTACAAGTACAAAATCCAGACCTTACGCAAGTAGAAACTGTAGAAACTGTAGAAACTGTTGACGATAATAGTTCTTCTTCTTCTGCATCTTCCTCAGACTCTAGTGTTAATACTACACCTACTGTTGAAAGTCCTTTGGAACAAGCAGTTATTGATACAGGCGGCACTGTAGATACTGTAGATACTGTAGATACTGTAGATACTGTAGATACTGTAGATACAGGAACAACAAACGTTGGGGTTGTTGAGTCTACAACACCTATAGTACAGACAGATAATCTTGATGATATTAATAGACAAACAGAGCAATCTGAAGGTGCTGACGGAGACCCTGTTATTACAAGGGACGTTGGGACTGTTGATAATGATCCTTTAATAGTAAACGAAGGAGATATTGTAGGAAGACAGATTCAAGAAGCTTATGAAGCTGAGACTGATCCTGAGTTAAAAGAAGATTTAAAAGAAGAGTTAAGAGTTTGGTTAGAAGGTCAGGCTGGTGATCCCGAACCTATTTCTACAACAGATCAACTTCCTGAAAGTACTTTTGATCCTAGTAATAGTAACGATGGAGGTACTGAACTTACTCCTTTTGATCCTAATGACCTAGACGGAGACGGTGTACCTGACGACAGTGGTTACCCTATAGACAACGGTACTACTACAGGCACTGGAGGCACTGGACTTACTCCTTTTGATCCTAACGATTTAGACGGAGACGGTGTACCGGACGATAGTGGTTACCCTGTAAATCCTGTAACTGAAGAAAAAGAAGAGCTAGTTTTGATTGATATATTGTCTACAGGGTCTGGCGATCTTATAGATATTGTTATTGATGAAGCTGCTAAAACAGACTCAACAGTTCCGGAGGGTGTGGATACCTCAGGTGTTGATGAATCTACAGACGTTATAGACAATATAGAAGAGGCTATTAAAGTAATTAACGGAGTTGACGGTACTGACGGTACTGATGGTCTTGACGGTACTGACGGTACTGATGGTCTTGACGGTACTGACGGTACTGATGGTCTTGACGGTACTGACGGTACTGACGGTACTGATGGTCTTGACGGTACTGATGGTCTTGACGGTACTGACGGTATTAACGGTCTTGATGGTATTGATGGTATTGATGGTACTGATGGTATTGATGGTATTGACGGTCTTGATGGTATTGATGGCGATAAAGGCGATCAAGGTGACAAAGGCGATCAAGGTGATCAAGGTGATCAAGGTGACAAAGGCGATCAAGGTGACAAAGGCGATCAAGGGGTGCAAGGAGTTAGAGGCGCTGCTGGTTTAGCTGCACCTGTAGGTGGTCTTTTTAGTTCAGACCCTTTAGCTCCTTTTAAGCCCATTGACTTAGGCTATAACCCTTTAGGTTTAGAAACAATTAAATTATTTGACTTTATAGACTATAATCCTCTTAGGAACTTGAAATGACATATTTAGAAATAGTAAACGGAGTCCTAAGAAGGCTTAGAGAAGATCAGGTAGGCTCAGTTAGTCAAAACCCTTACTCTTTGCTTATCGGTGATCTTGTTAATGATGCTAAAAGGATTTCTGAGGACGCTTGGGATTGGTCTGCACTACGTACTACTCTTACTATTGCTACAACGGCAGACATCTTTAACTACGTGCTCACAGGCAGTGGTAATAGAATTAAGATTATTGACGTTATCAATGATACGTCCAACTGGTTTATGACTTATAAAGACACGCATTGGATGGACAATGCTTTCTTAAACGAGACACCCCCTAAGTCAAGCCCTACGTTCTACAACTTTAACGGTGTGGACGCTAATGGGGACACTCAGATTGATCTGTATCCTATTCCTAACGCTGCTTACACTATCCGAGTAAACTGTATTCAACGTAATCCTGACTTAGTTAATGACGGCGACAAGCTTCAAATCCCACACATGCCTGTACTACACTTAGCATTGGCTTTGGCTTCCAGAGAGCGTGGAGAAACTGGTGGTAGATCCGCAGGGGAAATGCTGGCATTTGCTCAGAACTATTTGTCTGATGCAATTGCTTTGGACGCATACAAGCACCCAGAAGAAACTATCTATAGGGCGGTCTAAGCAATGGCTCAAGACAGACAAAACATAACAATTGCAGCCCCTGCGTTTAGAGGTTTAAACACACAGGACTCTCCGCTTAGTTTGGATGCTTCCTATGCGTCCGTTGCGGATAACTGTATTATTGATCAGTACGGGCGTATAGGCTCTCGTAAAGGGTTTACAGCCCTTACTTCAAGCACAACTCCAATAGACGGTAGTAATGGCATTGAAGTTATTAAAGAGTACATAGACCCTACGGGGACTAATGTGGTCTTATCTGCCGGTAACAATAAGATATTTACAGGCACTACTACCCTTACTGACGCAACCCCAGCAGCTTATACGATTTCAGCTAATAACTGGAAGATGGTAAACTTTAATGACCATCTGTATATGTTTCAACTAGGTTATGAACCCTTAATTTACTCTGAACATGCTGGCGTTGTGGAGAAAATGTCTGTACACGCCCATTCCACAGGAACTCCACCACAAGGTAACGAAGTATTAGCAGCCTTTGGCAGACTCTGGGTAGCTGATTTCTCAACGGATAAGTCTACAATTTACTGGTCTGACTTACTAAACGGTTCAGGGTGGTCTGGAGGCTCTACAGGCTCCATTGACATTTCTAAGGTATGGCCTAATGGGATGGATGAAATTGTTGCCTTAGCGGCCCACAATGGATTCTTAATCATCTTTGGTAAAAACTCCATTGTTGTCTATCAAGGGGCTGTTGATCCTTCCACGATGTCCTTAGTGGATACAATTGCAAATGTAGGCTGTATTGGTAGAGACACTGTACAGCCCACAGGTACTGACTTAATCTTTATGTCCAGTGAAGGCTTACGCAGCTTTGGNAGAACTATTCAAGAAAAGTCAATGCCCGTTAGGGATATTAGNAAGAATGTCCGTAATGATTTATTAGCTATTAACGCAGCACAAGTCAATAGTCCCTTACGCTCCATATACAGCCCAGAGGAAGCATTCTACTTATTGTCCTTTAGTGACTCTAAGTACGTCTACTGCTTTGATATGAGGACTCCTTTAGACGATGGGGCGCATCGGGTTACTACGTGGTCAGACACAACCCTAAGAGCTTTTGAGAGGACTCAGGACGGCTTATTGTACGTAGGGAATACCAATGGTATTGCTACTTACAGTAACTATCAGGATTATGGTTTGTCCTACGACATGAGCTACTTTAGTAA